TTTTTACAAAACTTATTATTTTTATTTGGACTATCATCTAAGACAGAAATATTTCCTAAACAAACACAATTAGGAATGAACCAAGATAATGTTAGAACTTCAGGGTCATTTATTAACTTACCATATTTTAAAAAGACAGAACGTAAGGCATTATTACCAAATGGAACAGAACTAGAGTTTGAAGATTTTATAAACGTAGTAAAAGATAATTTACAAACAAAAGAATCATTAAAAGAAGTATCAAATAAAAAAGTAAAAGAAATATTAACTGGTGGTCCAGAAGATTTATTAGATGGCCCTCCTTGTTTACAGATGATATGCAAACAGGTTCAGGAATCAGGGAACAAATTAAGTGATGAAAGAGATAGATTTTTATTTAACTACATGGTGTTTGTTAAAAAGAAACATAAAGATGATTGGAAAAAGAAATTATTACAAGCAGCTAGAGATTTTATAAAGTATGATGATACGTGGGGTGACGACAAAGTAAATCAAAAGATAAAAAGTTGGGACAAAGATACAGCTGGACATACTTGTCATGACTTACCTATCTCTTCTTATTGTGCAAAAGGAAATTGTTTACGTAGAAAATATGGTATTGGAAGTCACCGAGAAAGTAGTTGGCCTCAAATATCAGGTTTAATTAAAATAGATTATAAACCCGATCCAGAATATTTTTTTAATGTAGAATTATCTGACAGTAAAGTGGTTCAAATACATGCAAAACATATAAAAAAGATA